TGCGCCGGGTACACCGAGCCGGAACCGACGTTTTCGATGCGCCATTCGCCAAGTTCAAAGGTCGTGCCAGCACCGAAGACGAGCTGTACCCCTTGGGTATCGGTGTTGATGCCGTACACCGAGGAAGCGGTGCCGGCAGTAGTTCCGCCCGCATCCACCGTCAGAGCGGAAGCACCCAGGCCGGAGTTAAACGCGGTATGGATCGCTTGCAAACCGGGGAAGCCTTTGGCGTCCACAGAAGTTCCGTAGATGACCTGCGAGCCCAGTTCGATCATCGCCTGGCGCATGACGCCGATTGATTCGATGTCCTTCCAGGCTTGCTCACCGTCTTCGTAAGCGCGAGCCACGGCCAAATCTGCCTGCACTGCACCACTCAGGATATAGCACTCGATCAGTTGGTTCTCGAACTCCGATTTTGTCGGGGTAGAGCCTTCGTTGGCAGCACGGAAGCCGACTCCAGGATACGAGACGCGCGAGGCGATCTTGTACGAGGTGCCGCGGATTGTGCGGGCTGGCATGATCTGAACCTCGGGAGCGTAGGTCAGGGTCTCCTCAATCAGGCCGACAATGGTGTCAGACCCGTTGAGTTTGGCGATGTCGAGAAGATTGGCTTGTGGCATGGTCTTGGGTGAAAAAGGTTAAGAGTTGGCCGAAACGTAGTCAGCTTCGGTGGGGAATTTTTCGGTAAACGCACGAACGGCTTTGAGGCGATCAAGGCCGGTGGCGGTGCCGATGGCTTGATTCTTGGCCTCATGATACGAGACCGATGGGCCTTTCACTTCCGGCTCGTTGATCGGAGCAGCAAAGCTGGCGACCGGAGGGGCAGCAGCCAGAAGCTTTGCCTGCAAGTCGATTTCGCGCTCGCTGGACTGCAACGCTTTGAGTTCGCCCTTCAGTGCTTCGCACTCGGCAAGCACTTTTGCATTGTCTTCAGCGAATTGCGTAGCCACCGCATCGAACTTAGCGGTAAACGCGGCGAACTGCTCCGCGATCAAAGCGGAGAAATCAACTTGAGGTTCTGGCGTAGGAGCCACCTGTTCTGTAGGCATATCATTTTCCTCGCTGTCAATCTGATCAGCGGAGAATACGCCATCAGCATTGGCTGCCGGTGTGTCTACGAAGTCGGCAGAATACAACCCGCGCGGGCGGGTCATGTAGTTGCCGCTCTCCTTGTCCAGCTCCGGAGAATCCGCTGCAAACATCAGAGAGACACCGAAAGCTGAGGGGATCTCGTTAATCATCTCCAGCAGCATCTCTTTGCCTCCGTGAGCCTCAAAAAGAGTCAAATCAGCAAGGAGCTTGCCCTTGCTGACCCTGAAGTTCTCGTAATACCCAACCGTGTCCTGCACCGAAGAAAAATGGTTGAGCTTCGCCTTTACCCGGCCTTTCTCCATCGCAAGCGCCTTGAATTTGTTCAGCGACCGCTTGTCCACATACACCCCGTGACCGAGTGCTGGCCCCTCCTGAATCAAAGAAACACCCATGATCGTGTTCCCCGAAACCTTGCCCTGAAATGCTGCGAATGTCTGGATCTCTTCGGTGACTGGCATACTCGCCGCCGCGATGTCAATCTGTGCTCCCAGCCTCTGCCTCGTCTTCTGCTATGTCTTCAGGAGATTCTTCATCTTCGACCTCTGCTGGGTCAGGTGAATCATCCTCCGCCTCAGCAGCATCCTCGACTTCATCCTCAGCAGAATCTTCCATCTCAGGTTCTGCCGCGGCTGCCGGTGGCACAACTGACGGAGCATTCGGTGCCCGACGCTCCAACATGTAAATCGCTGTCGGTAGATCCAGCACTCCGTCCGATGCGGCTTGCACCATTTTCGCATCTTCGACTAGCTCCATCGCTTCAGTACGCAGAAAAGCGCGCGTCATTTCACGATCTTCACCACGGTCAGCGCACACTTGAGTTTTAGAAGTGACTCCGGCCATGATCTCATCAATGATGGCTTTTGATTCACGCCCGACATCTGCCGTCACTTTTGCCGGGAATCGCCACTCTCCAGCATCAAAGTCTGGCACAACTGGCAAATGCCCCAACTGCATACCACGCGCGATAACCCGGATGACGATGGGGTACAAAAACTTCTCTTCCAGCGTGAGCTGGGTCATCTCAAACTCACGCGCAGCCTGAGCAGCTTCCATGCGCACCGCGGTGCCTTGTCCCGCCCAGGAATAGATGAACCCAAATGGCAGTCCGACCGTCAGACCTGTCGAACGGACGAGTGTATCAAGGAAGCCGTTGAAGGTCGGAGAAGGGCGATTGAAATCGACAGGGTTGAAAGATTCTCCTTCTGCCAAGTACTGAATCGCCCCAGGTTCTACTTTTTTCATGCGGTCTGCGTCAGCAGAATAGTCCGAATGACTTGAATCAAGTGACACATCCTGATCGGCACTACCATCAGCGTTATTGATAACGCCACTGATTGAGGACAAATATTTTACAGAAATTTTCTCGCACGCCAGAATCTCCTGCAAATCCTTAATATCGGTGATGGATGCGTCAAAAGCGGAGAATCCGCGGTATGAATCCAGCCGTGTTGGGTCAAAAAGGTGGAGAAAGTCTTGTGCTGGCACTTCGAGCGCCGGCATCATGCTCTCACCGGTGGTGCTCCGGTTGTAAATGCGGTAACGGATCGGGCGACCCATCGCATCAATAACCACGCCGGAGAAATCCTGCTCGTTCCGTTTTAGCGGCTTAAAAGGCTTTGTGTCGGTGCCGTTCCGGTTTGGAATCGACCCAATACGGTCAGCCTCGATGGCCTGAAGGCGGATCGGACTCAGCTTAAGCATCTCATCCATCGGCGTCATCGGCACCTCGCTCACGATGTAGCCGATGTCTCCATCGCGCTTCATCGAGGTCACCCCTAGCCCAGCCAGCACGCGAAAATGGTGCCGGCGCGTCAGGTCGCAGCTCGCCATCCACCGCTCCACATAAGCAGAAATCGCCTTATTGGCATCCTCTGACGATGTGCGCGGGACATATTGCAAGCGCCCGACCGAAAACGTGCGAAACTTGCGCAAAATGGACTTAACGACACTGCTGTTCTCCTCCAGCCACCGCGCCTCACGAATCAACGTCACCCGGTCGGTATGATTGCGGCTAGAGTCAGGCTGATCCAATGATTGCCCACTTGCCCGGCGGTTTGTCGATGACTGAGCACCCACGCGCCAATATCCCACCTTGTCTCCAGCCTCTAGCTGCGCTTTCGCGCGTTGGCGGTGCAAAGCAGTTGCTGGGCTGAAAAACCGAATGGCTTGTTCGATAAAACTCATAGAGGAAACGTGGAAAAGTCAGGTTTGAGCCGGTTGGAGATAAGCGGATATTTGACGGGATCAAGCTGGTGCATCCGTCGCATGACTGCGCGCATCAGCGTCATGACCGGAATACCACCGTCATTGCCGCTCGAACGGGTTTCCGACTCACCACCACCAGATGTAGCAATGACCATCGTGCCTTGCCCTTCGGTCAGTGCCGCCAAGCACTGCTCGTAAAGCGTCTCGCAGTACTGTAGCGAAGCATATCGCAAAATCGAAGGTCCACCCATAAAATCACACTAACTGTCAAGCGTTGACAGGAGTTTGCTCCACACGGCCTAGCGTTTTGAGTGATGGCATCTCTAGCACGTCTGCCTGGCCAATGATTTTTTCAATGTGGGCCGCTAAACACTGCATAGACTCGCAGTCGAATGAGTGATTTTCTCCCAGCTTTTTGAAATAGGTTTTATTCTTGCCGGTCTTTTTGCATTTTTCCGTCACAAAAACTTCGTTTTGAATCTCTCTGTAGTACCATTTTGGGGCGTTATTGGCCACTTGCCATGATGCTCCTTGCCCTGCACGTAGCCGGTGAAAGTTCAGCTTAATGTAGTCGCTCGCCCACCTGATGCGCTTGCAAAGGTCTGCTTTTCGCATGTTTTTGCCTCCTGTCCTCGCAATGCCGATGCCTGAGTCTACAAATTGCACCTGAGAATATGGACGACGCACCTGTTGAGACTTACCTGTGCGCTTGTCCAAGATCGTCCAAGTGAACGATTGAGCCCCATCTCCCTTGGCTGCCATCCAATCATTGTCGGCGCACTGGCGATACACCTCTCCCTGGTATCGCTCAAAACCGCAATCGACGAACACTCTGCCAGCGTTGATGTTTAATCGCTTCTGTAAGTCCTGCAATTGATCCCAAGTGTGCAGTTCTCCAGCATAAAATAGGCGTGAGTCGCCGTTTTCTGCCCATAAACGCACGATGACCCGGAAATAGTCACGCTGAACGTCCACAGTCAGGTATCGGCGGTATTCTTGGTCCCACTCCTCCTCCATCGCAAATCCGCCCGACAAATTGACCTCCTCCGACTGAAACTCCCTCATATCCCAGAATTCACCCAGCCTTTTGCGCACAAACTCTGCAAGAGGTGAATAATCGCCTAATTTTCTGGAGTATTCGGCTTTGAGGAACTCTGATGCGATAGTATCCCACGAAACCCATGGAACTGTAAGTGCATTCCAGTGGTAAGACTTCACACGGGGATCTGGTGCCGAGTTCTGATTCTCGTAAAACCCGCTGTTCGCTATCGACCGCCTCACCCTCGGATCGTCTTTAAGCATGACGTGACAGGCCGGGCACTCGTAACGAACGGTATTTCGGATGCGTGCTAGGTCGTACTTGCCATCTGCCAGCTTGGCTCCGTCGCCGTCCCACCGAAGCTGTGAAAGAACCATCGGCCAGTGCTCGTTGCACTCAGGGCACCGCACCTGCCATTCGCTGCATGATCCGGCGATGAACGATTCGTAGAACTCGCCGCTGTTGTTCATCGGCGTCGAGACGTATATGCGCTTTGAGTTCCGCGCATCGAACGAGGTTGTGCGCTTTCTTGATTCGTCAATGTGCCCGTGTGGCCAGTAAGCTGCCTCATCTCCAATCACGTACTTCGCCGCCTTCGACTGAAGGTTGTGGATGTTGTTCGCACCCATCACGTACTGGGTCATGTGGGCGAATGCCACCGTCCTTTTCTGAATCGACTTGTCCCCACGAGCGAGCAGCTTGGTCACCGGCTTACAGTCCAGAATCCGATGTTTGAACCGAGTATCAAGGAACTCGTCGGCGTGCTCGTCGGTCTGCAAGTACAGACACATGTCACCACCTTCCTCGGCGATCAGGTACAACATGGCACCTTCGGCCAGGGCTGTCTTCGCACTCTGCACTGAACACGCGCAGATGATCTCGCGCGTTTCGTGGTTCTTTAGCTGCGTCAGCGGTTCCTTGATCCATGGCGAGTTCTTGGTGTCGAATGCGCCGAGGATCGGCCCGCGCTCGAATCGCACATGCGTTTTCAGCCAGTCCTCCACTTGCAGCTTGGGAGTTGGGCGAAAGATTTCCCTGACGGCATTGTAAATGATGGAACTCATTTCTTCTGCCGCTTAGGCTTTGGCTTCTCCTGCACAACTGGCTCCGGCTCTAAATCATCGCCGTCATCAGTAA